GGTTGGTCGACACGCCGAGGTCGATCATGGTCTTGGTGAAGCCTGCGATGTCCTCGCGCTTCACGCCGAGCTGCCCGGCAGCCTCAGCGACACCGGCAATCTCTTCGTGGGTGAGGGGGAGGGTCTTGGCGAGGCCCCGGAGGCTGGCCTCAAGCTGGTCCATCTGCTCGGGGGTGCCGTTGACGGTCTTGGTGACGCCAGCCCAGGCCGACTCCCAGTCCATGGCTGCCTTGGCGGTGGCTCCCAGGGCCGCGACGCCGACAGCGCCGAACTTGAGCATGGTGCCGCCAGCCTTCTCCATGGCAGCAGAGTTCTCATCGATCGACCGGCGAGACTGGACCACCTGGCGGGCGACGTTATCGGTCGCCCGGCCAGCGGCACCCATGCCGGCAATGTAGCTTGCGACCTCGGCCTCGAGCCGAACTACTACGGAGCGTGCGGACAATGTAGCCTCCTTGGGCAGTGTAGGTTAGTATCGGCTCCATGTCAAACACACAGAACACACATGCTCGAGGTCACAACACCATCGTCACGGGACTGGCCATGCTGGTCTTCGGGGTCGCCGTCGCGCTGGGCAGCGCGGGAGAGTATGGCTCCCCCGCGCTACACAACGTCAGCGTCCTGGTTGCCCTGGCGGGCTTCATCACTCTGGCGATTGGAATAGGACGTCGGCGGGAGCGACCCTAGCCGCTCGCCGAGCCTCCGCTGCAGCCTTCCCCTCGGCGTCGAAGATCGTGTAGACCTTCTCGCCGGGGGACGGGACGTAGGGGTTGCCCTTGTTCCCGGTGGTGGCCCGCTCCTGCGCCGCGCACGACTGGCACGTCGGCTTGAGTACGTTGTACCAGCCTTCGCTCAGCTCGTCGTGGGAGAGGATGAGCGGGTGGCCACAGCTACACAGGCCCTCTTCGTAGATGGTGAGGGCCAGCATGAGGGTGAGGTCGCGGTCCGTCCAGTCACCCCGGTTCGCCGTGAACCAGTAGGACGGCGGCTTGCCGGTCGCCCTGGCAGTTTTGAGGACCTGGACTACTCGTTTCCAGCTTCCTCGCCAGAGCGCCTCAGCAAAAAATCAGCGTCCACACTCGGCATGGCGTTCTGTGCCATCTGCCGGGCTTTCAGGATCATGTCGACCTGGGTGTCACCGATCGCCTTGCGGAGGGTCTTGACCTTGGAGGCGTTGAACGTGACGGGCTTGCGCTCGCCCCGAGCCGACTTCATGGCGATGATGGAGCGGGCCAGCAGGTCGTAGCCGAACTCGAGGTTGGCGTCCTGCGGGGGCAGTTCCTTGGTGCGCTCCTCGGTGAGCTTGCGCTGCTCGCGGAGCTCCTCGTCGGTCAGGGCCCGAACGTAGATGGTCAGGGCCGACTCGGAGAAGGTCTCCAGCAGGGCTTTGTACTCCTGCTCGAGCGGGGTGAGGGCCTCCTCAGAGGCTGCGCGCTCGCCGCCGTTGGCGCGGTCCTCGAGCTGGATGCGACGCTTGAGGTCGGACAGCTCGGCGATGACGTCGGCACGCTTGTACACGGTGACGGATTCTTCGGCCAGTCGGGCGTCAGAGAGGAACTCCTCGAAGTCAAACTCGGCCGGGTCCGGTACGGGGTGCAGGGATTCAGTCATAGGGGTTTCAGGCTCCTAAGTTGGTGTGGTCAGGCTCGGTGTTAGAAGGTGGCGAGGCGGAGCCTGAGAACGCCTCGCCACCTGGTCTAGCTAGCTGCGGTAGATGGCCGCAGCGGTGACCGATGCCGTTGCCGAGAAGGCAACGTTTGCCAGGCCCGTAGGCTGGCGGTAATCGGTCAGGACAGGAATCCACCGTTCCGCTGCTGCGGGTACGGCGTAGACCTTGTCGGGGTAGGCGTCACCAGTGTTCAGGTTGCCCGGAGTGTCGAAGGTGACGTTGATGGATGCGCCGCTGGCGTTCTTCACGATGAGGATGGTACCAACCTCGACCGTGTCGGCCGACAGAGGAGCAGCGAACGTGGGTGCCGTACCGGCGATGATGCCAACAGACTGTGATGCAATTGCCATGCTGGCCTCCTAGGCGGTGACGGTGACTTCGCTGATCATGTTCTGCGGGAGGAACTCGATCCGGCGCTTGACGTTGCCGTCGTTGTTGACGCGCATCGGAGCGTCGGACACGACCTCGCCACCCAGGTGGATTTCGTCGCCGACGGCCCAGGGAGCCGTGGAGAACTTGTCGGACTCACGCAGGTAAATCCAGACCGTGGTGCCCTTGGTCTTGACGGCCTGGTAGCCGGAGTCCAGTGCCGCCGAGTCGGGGCCACCGCCGACGAGGTACTCACGCAGGAACGTGAGGGCCGTGTCGTAGTTGGCCGCGCCGAGGGCCTGGCTGTTGCCTACGGCAGCAGCGGGCTTCTCGTTGAAGCGGTCGGATGCGGTGTTGGTCCAGTTGGCGTCGGAGTCGAGCACCGCCTGGGAGATGTCCTTGCCCGCGTTCAGCTCTGCGGCCGTGGGCTTGGATGCTGCGGGCTTCGTGAGCAGCAGTGTGAACTTCTTCTTGCCGTCAGCTGCGACTTTCATTCGCCAGCCTCCTTCTTGGTCTCCGGCTCAGCCGGTTCGGATACTGCGGTGATGGCCGGAGTGGCCGGTTCAACCACCCGCTGCCTCAGGCCGGGCTTGGCCGGTTCCTTCACGGGCTCGGGCGGAAGTGTGAACCCGAATGCCGGGTTGTCCAGGTAGTGCGAGGGTACCCGCCGGATCTTGCCGTCGGGTGCCACCGCCAGGATGAAATCGTTCTCAGCCATGAGGCCTCCTAGTTAGTGATGAGCCGCCACTGCCGTGGAAGCATGAAACGGGATGGACTGGTCTGCGTGTCCAGGTAGGGCACGTTCTGGTTGAACCCATCGGGGTTGCGCCGGACTCGCCCGGTCCCGACGACCAGGTTCACCAGCGCGGTGCGGATGGCCTGGTCGAGCTGTCGGCAGATGGCAGCGTTGGCTCCCACCGCCGTCGTCTGGAAGTCCCAGATGAGGGTGTCGAGGCTCTCCTTGCCGTCGGCAGTGAGGTCTCCCGGGCCGTCTCCGGCCCCGGCCCAGAGCACGATGTAAGGATCGATGAACCCGGACGTCTCGGGGAGCTTCTCCGGAACGAATCCGTCGTAGACGCCCGGTCCACCGGGGAGGGATCGCAAGGCCGCGACAACCGCCACTGAGGCGTTCTGAGCGTCAACCATTGAGACCCTCCAGTCCTAACTGGGCCATGGCCTGTTCGAAGGCCGGGGTGTGCTGGTCGGCAGCCGGGCCCATGAAGGGCTGGGGAGCCATGCGGCTCGTGCCCATCTCCACGTAGATGCCGTAGTTGGCCGTGGGGCCGATCTCAATGGCGAGGGAGCCGGACCGACCGACAGCCCGAGCATCACTGTGCCCGATGCTGCCCTTCAGGTTGCCGGTGTCGACCGGGACCAGGTTCTTGGCTGTCCGCTCGATGTCGTAGGCGGTCTTGCGGACGACCGTCTGGGCCCGCCGACCGGTGGTGGCTGCGGCCTTGGCGATGTCAGCGGCCAGCCGCCTCAGCTGCTCGTCGCCGCTCATACCGGGTTCTGCTGTGTCAGGTTGTCGGTGCAGATGATGTCGACCTCCATCACGTTGGTGCCGTAGAGGACCTGCTGGACGCGGAGGGCCCTGCCGAGGACACGTATGATGTCGCCGCGCTCTCCGGTCTGGAGAGGGGGAACTCCCAGCGGCGCTGCCACCAGGTACTGACGCTCCCGAGTCGGCTGCTCGCCGGGCGAGCCACCACCCTCTCGGTTGAGCTCCTGCACGCGCACATGGGTAGTGTGCAGCAGGGTCTCGCCGGTCCAGCCGATGGGCTTGGGATACGGGGGAGGACCCACCGTGACGCGGTAGAAGCTGGCCGGTGAAGTCATGGTCGCTTCTGCCGTCGGGGCGAGGCGTGTGGCCCAGTTGTCGGGCACGACCTTCCAGCCGGGGAGCGGGCTCACCAGATCGGCCTCTCGGCGGCTTCGGCGCAGAGCTCGTCGCCGATGATCTCGAAGTAGCTGCCCGCCAGCACGAGGTCGGCAGTGTCGGCCTGTGACCGGAGGTCAGCGGCCTTCTTCCGGAGCTCTGCAGCGACAGCCGGGCCGTCGGTCTGGATGTCCTGGCTGCGGATTTTGCGGTCCAGCAGCGTGGCGCTGGTCGCCATGGCGTCCAGGGCATCGGCCGCAGCGCGGTAGGGGTTGTCTGCGTGGAGTGCGAGGTAGCCGCTCAGAATCTCGTCGCTGAGAAGCGGGGCAGCCTCGTCCAAGTCAGCCGACAGGAGGCGAGTCTTGCCCAGGGGAGTGGTGTAATCAGGCATGAGGGCCTCCTGTGAAAGTGTAGGGGCTGGCCCCCGGGATTACCGGGGGCCAGCAGGGTACTACTGGCCGGTGGAGGCGTAGGTGAACACCGGGTCGAGCGTGCCTGCGCCGACGATGTGGCGACCACGGTACGTGATCGTGTCGTCGTTGAAGGAGCCCTCGTCGGGGGAGATGTTGCCACCGCCGAGGCGAGTGCCGGCATCAGCCTTGACGCGGATGTCCGGGTTCTCTTCGCCGGTCATCTTGGCGACGACCAGGGCCGGGCGAGGGGTGGACGGGTCCGGCAGGATGTACCAGGTCGTGTCCACCTTCGCGGAGGTGTTGATGATGCTGATGTAGTCCGAGACCACAACGCGGAACTTGCCGCGCAGCGGGTTCGGGATCGTGCCAGCGCCGCCAGCCGGGTCCGGAATGGTCGGAGCGTTGACGATCTGCTCAGCGTCGAAGAGCAGCGCAGCGGGGACCACGATGAGGAGCTTGGCGGAGCCAATCTTCACAGGGTAGCCGTTGATGTCCTTGCGCTTGGCCATCGCCAGGTATGCGGCCTGGATGTTGGCGCGAGTGAAGGGCAGAGCCGTCGGAGCGTTGCCGTTGCCAGCCTTGAAGAAGGCCGTGTTCGGGCCGGTGGCCGAGACGAAGGTCGAGAACGCGGTGACGTCCTCGGTTTCGATGGCACCCTGGGCCAGGTCGTTGGGCAGGGAGCGCAGGCCGTCCAGCTCGTCGTTCTTGATGAGCTCGAAGGTGAGCTTGAACGTGTTACCGAACTTGCCGGCAGACAGCTCGTACTCAGCGGAGCTCTTGGAGCGTTCCTTGTACTCCTGGCCTTCACCGACGCGGTCCAGCGGCCCACGGCCACCGAAGAGATCGCGGTAGGTCTTCGGCTTGAAGTTCTTGACCGTGGTCTCGGCGGCGATCTGGCGCCATTCCGGGGTGTAGTCGCCGTACTGGGCCAGCATCTGGACGTCGAACGCCTTGCCCAGGTACTGGTTGAAGTCGGCCCGGGTCAGGGCTTCCTTCAGCATGGCGTACTTGAACGGGTTGCGGCCCGAGATGCCATCGTTGAAGAGCTTGGAGGCTTCCACAACGTTGGACAGGAATTCACCGGAGGCGGTGTTGCGCTTCTCCCAGGCCTCTGCGACCAGGAGTTCTTCAGCGTTCAGGAGATCAGTCATTGTGGTCCTTCCTAGACCTGTACCGGGCCGTGGGCCAGGGCGATTTCGAGGGGACCGTCGGCCGCAGCCTTGGTACCGAGGGAGTAGCCGAACAGGACGTTGCCTGCGGCGGTGACGTTGAGAGCGCCAGTGGCTGCCACCATGTAGATGGGCAGGCCCTGGGACGCCACAGCGCCGGAGACGGTCTGCGTGGTGGAGCCGTTGAGCCAGACGGTGGCGTTGCCAGCGGCATCGCGGTCGGTCTGGGCCACGCCACGGAACGCACCCACGGCGACCGGCGAGCCGGAGACGACGTAGGCCGGGACGGCGAGCTCGATGTGGAGTGCCTCGGGGAGGCGCATGTTCTTAGCCATGGTTAGGCTCCTTTCTTGGAGAGGCCGACCTGGGCCAGGATGGCCTCAGTCGCCGACTCGAGGGTGACCTCGGTCTTGGTTGCTTCCGGGGCAGACTCGCCGACGCCACGGACGGAGCCCGCACCACCAGCAACCTGCAGTTCGGCGACGGACTCGGCGACGGAGAGCTGGAGAGCTTCCTTGTCGAGTGCGCCGTTCTCCTTGACCTTGTAGCCCTCGGCGAGACGAGCAGCGGTCTTCGGGGCGGAGATGCCCACGGCTTCGAGAGCCGACTCGACGATGGCCAGAGCCGCCGTGTCGTTGGCGTCCTTGAGACCCGCTTCGGCGACGGTTGCCCGTCCCTCTGCGGCGGTCTTTTCGGCTTCCAGCGCGGTGGCCCGGCTGGACTTCTCGATGAGTTCGGCGTGAGCGCCTTCCTCGATCTGAACGGTAGCCACGATGGGCTCCTTTCCTTCGGTTACCCCAGCCGGGACCGGCAGGGAATCTGTGGAGGCGGCTGCCGATTCGACAGTCGCCGTTGAGGTGGGGTCTTCCCACAGGTCGCGCTCGAAGAGCTGCGGTGCAGCACCCTCGACCGTGGCTGTGAAACTGGAGAGGGCATCGCCCAGGGCCCCGGAGAGCGTGATGCGCTCTTCCCGGGTGAGTCGGCCGTCGCCGAACATCTCGTCAGCGATGTTCGTGAACATGCTGTGCATGCGGCTCTCCAGCCACATGCCGACGTTGCGGGCTTCCTGCACCTTCGCGGCCTCGAGGACCTCGGAGATGCGGCCTCCTCGGCCTGCCACGGTGACGTAGTCCACGCGGTTGGTCTTGGAGGGGACCAGGGCCTCGATGATCTTGCCGGACTGGCCTTCGGCCTCGCCCCAGCTGATCTCGGCGGCGGCGGCGATGCTCGTGCCGATGTCGTCCTTCATCTCCGCAAGCATCTCTCGCTTGTGGGAGTAGACGCGGTTCTCGGCGACCAGGCGGCCGGGTTCACTGCCGGGTGCGTCCGGGTCGACCCAGTTGGGCTCCCAGCGGGCATCCTCCTGGAGCGTCGCGGCCAGGGTCGCAATGCTGCCGACCCCGCCACCCTGCTCGTGGTCGATGTGCATCTGGGTGCCCTTGGGGAACACCTTGTCCTTCGCGGCCTGCTCCAGGACCGCAGGGCTGTAGTAGCCGCTGCTGCCCCAGCCGGGGGTGATGAGTGTGATTTCGGTCCGGGAGCCAGTAACGGCTCCCGCCTTCTGGGCTTCGGTGACCTTCACGGTCATGTCTGCCTCCTTACTGGACGAGGTCCTTGAGTGGGGTCACGACGTAGCTGTCGCGCCAGCCAGCGGTTGAATGCTTGCTGCTGAGGTCGGCCCAGGCGATGTCGCCGTCGTTCAGGAGCTTGAGCCGGGCCGGTCCCATGATCTCCCTCTGGGTCTCCGGAGTGAGATTGTCGAACCACTGCCGGGAGTCGGGGGTGACGGAGGCAGGCTCCGGGATGTCGAACCCGAGCTCCTTCCACGTCTTCGTGATCGGCACTCGAGCGCAGCGGCCCTGCTGGTGGTCCTGCGGGCCGTCGTCCTCCAGAGGGAAGCGCTGTCCGTGCTTGGCGAGGCAGGAGGGGCAGGTGCGCCGGTCCAGGTTGGCGTGCCACTCCCACTCGGTGAGGATGTCGAGGTTGGCACGCTCAGCGGCCTTGGCCCCGGCCCGGTGTGCGTCGAGCGTCTCCGTGCGGGAGATGTTCAGGGCTCGGGTCAAGCCCCCGTTGAAGGCTCCCTCGGTCTCCCGCATCAGCTTGGAGGCGGTGGTCCTGGGGTTGTCTCCGACCGCGATGCCTCGCACCAGGGCCCGCTTCATCTTCCTCTCCACGTCAGCCGCGAGCGGCTTGAAGTTGGAGTGGATCTGCTGGGTGGTGCGCTCCACGATCGCAGTGAGTGCGTCGTGGGGCACGCGGTTGAACGTGACCGTCACCCCGGTGTGGGCCGGGGGAAGCTGCGACTTGACGAGCGCCTGGTGGCCCTCTGCAGCGTCGAGGACGGCCCAGGAAAGCTCCTGGGTGATTATGTCAGCCGAACGTGGAGCGAGGACGTCCAGGGCCTCTCGAGCGGCTCTGAGCGCCGCCTGCAGTCGGACGTTACGAGCGGCGAGCGCGTGGCTCACCTTTCCGTCCACGGCCTTGACGAGCAGCTCGCTGAGCGCCGCCTCGAACTCCGGCAGCAGAACGTCCCACGCCTCCGCCCAGGCCCGCGTCAGTTCCACGGTCTGGGCGTCGGTCATGGTTATGAGCTGCTGGCGGAGCCGCTTGGCCTGCCGGAGGGTGTCCTGAGTGACTGCCACGGGACCTCCTACTTGATGTTGATGTACCCGCAGCGAATGACCGGAGTCTCCGGGCTGCTCGTGATCTGCGCCCAGATGTAGTAGCCTCCGGGGGCCAGCCCCTGCACCATGACGCCGATCTCCCCGGCCAGGGTCGCCGGTGCGGAGAAGGTCGCCGGGCGAGCGCCGGGCACTGCGATGGCGAACTTCACTCCGGTGGTGACCGGGGTGCCGTTCAAGGTGACCGTGACGGGTTGGAACTCCACCGTCTCGCGTTCAAACGAGGTCATATCTTGCCTGCCCATCTGCGCGGTTTGAGTGTGGCCGTCACGGTGATGTTCACCGGCACCACCTGTGGGGGCACAACCTCCATCACGCCGGAGGCCATGTACCCAGCAGGGCTGTAC